GATCTTACTCTAGGAGTAGTCAACTTGAACGCTTACAAGTATACTTCTTTAGTGAAAGTATCTGAGGAGCTTATGCAAGATGCTGGCTTCGATTTGACTGGCTTTGTAATTGAGCAGCTCGGTGAGCGTATCGCGCGTGCAACTAACGCGGCCTTTACGGTTGGTACAGGTTCTTCACAGCCTTCAGGTTTGGTGACAGGATCTAGCTTAGGAAAGACTGCTGCTTCTGCAACAGCTATCACTAGCGGTGAAATATTAGATCTTATTTATTCGGTAAACAAAGCCTACAGAAACTCTGCAAGCTTCGGCCTTATGATGAACGATTCCACGGTTGCAGCTGTGAGAGCTTTGGGCCTATCGGTTACCAACGATTTCCCGGTCTTCGTACCGAGTATGGCAATAGGTGAGCCGGATCGTATTATGGGCATCCCTGTATATGTCAACAATGACGTAGCAGCTATCGCAACTGGAGCGAAGTCTATCGTTTGTGGTGATATGAGTAAGTTCATCGTACGCTCTGCTGGTAATGTAGTAGTAGAAAGAATCGACGAGCAATACAAGTCGGCTGGAATTACTGCTTTCCGTGCGAAAGTTCGCAAAGATAGCCACGTGTTAGATGCTACAGCAATTAAGCATCTTATCCAAGCTTAGTGAAGGTTATCTTCCAGCAATTAATGGTTGGGCCTACTATCCGCTACGACATCGGTGTCGTAGCGGATTTGCCCGCCATTGAAGCTAAGAGGTTAATCGAGGCAAACATCGCGAAGGCGGTAGCTGAGACACCTAAGAAAAAGGCAAGACAGGCAACAGGTAAAGCAGTAGAAAAAAGAGGTTAATGGCTTTCGACATAGTAACACCAGCAACAGAGGACGCACTTTCTTTGGTAGAGATCAAACAATTTCTACGCTTAGATATTTCGGACACTTCAGAGGATACTACCCTGGGCGTTTTTCGTTCTGCTGCGTTATCTATGGCCGAGGAATATAGTAGAAGAATATTCTGCACGACAGTGATAGATGAGTATTTTGATGCGTTCCCTGCCTATGACGGTATTACTGATCGAGCTATGATCTACCTCGCTAGAGGACCAGTGGCCAGCGTTCAGTCGGTAAAGTATATCGATGAACTCGGAGCGGAGATCACAGTCCCTACGAGCGACTATACTATCGACACGATAAGCGAGCCCGCTAGAATTATGAGCTCGGATGGTTGGTTCAATGCGAAGGTGACCATCAACGCGGTGATCATTCGCTATACGGTTGGAACTGCTGCTAGTGCTGTAGGCGCACCGCTAAAGCAAGCGATGCTCCTAATGATTTCCGATATGTACGAGAAGAGAGAGAACAGCGTACACCGTATGCCTACCGCTTCTGAGTACTTAATGAATCCTTTCAGACTGTTCAGATTTTAATGAATCCAGGTAAGCTAGACAGAAAGATCACACTACAAAATAGGACCGTGGGCAGTACAAATGCTTTCGGCGAGCCTGTTGTGACCTTCCCTACTCTAGCTGTAGTCTACGCCTCTATTGATGACAGAGGCGGAAAGGAAAAAGAAGAGGCAGAAAAAGATACAGCCATAGGAAAGGCGGTTTTTATTATTCGCTTCCGTACTGATGTAAGCACGACAACGCAAATCTCGTACAACAGCGAGATCTATGACATAAGAGCGATCAACGAGCACGGGCGCAAAAGATTTTTAGAACTCATCACAGAGAAGCGATGAGCGCAGTGAACTTCAAGATTGAGCTAGAAGGCTTTGAGAAAGTAAAGCGAAAGCTCGATATACTTTTTGAAGTAGACAGAACAAAGCACAGGCAGTTTAAAAATGGAATAAAAAAGGCTTCGAAGATTTATATAAAATATATGAAGCAGGAGCTCAATGGTGTAGGATTTAAAAGGAAAGTAATTAAGACCAACAAATCAGGAAAAACTGTCACCTTTAAAAGTGGAGCCCTAAAAAAGTCTATCGGTTACATCCCTTCAAAGTCACAGCGAAGCCTTACGGGTTATGTCGGGGCTAGAAGTGGCAAGCGAGCTGGCAAGACTTATGATGGTTACTACGCATCCATAGTAAACTACGGCAAAGCTCCAGGAACAACTAGAGCGACAGGTTTTGCAGACAAGGCCTTCGCAAAAGGAAAAGCACAAGTACAGAAAGCTCTAGAGATAGAGGTTGCAAGAATACTAAACAAAACAATTTTACAACTAGCGAACAGCTAATGCAGGCAGGAAAGGCGATATATAACATTTTAGCAGCAAGCGCAGTGAACTCTAGCGTAGGAGGTAGAATATACCCCCAACTAGGGCCACAGAATGCCGTCGCTCCTTTTATCGTTTACGTCTTAGACAATACTGACCCTTCGGATACGAAGAGCGGAGTGAGTACACTAGACACCGCAGCCTATGAGGTGATCGTGGTCTCTGCGAGTTACGCTGAGATGGCTACAATATCCGACCAGGTGAGAGCGGCATTAGACAGATATACGGGCACCGTGAGCGGTGTAGAAGTTCAGAGTATTCAGTTCAACAATGTAGACACCGACTACGATCAGGAGAGCGCTAGATATATGGCGGGCCTAGATTTTAGCTTAAGAATAAGATTATGAGAATAACATTAACCAAAAAGCTCAAGACAGAGAGCGGCAAAGTGTTGCCTTCAGGAATGGTCTTAGGAGTTACTAGAGAATACGGCTTGCAGCTTATTGAAGCAGGTAAAGCCGTTAATAACGAGGTTGGATCCTCACACGAAATAATAAAAAAACTTAACAAAGAATAATTATGGCAACAGCAGGCGTAATGAATGGAACATTGATGGGGGTCTACATTGGATCGACATTAATCGCACACAGCACAGAAGGAAGTATATCCCTCTCAATGGATACGAGAGATATTTCCTCGAAAGATTCGGCAGGAGCTAGAGCTCTTCTCGAAGGAATGAAAAGCGGAAGCATCTCAGTGAGTGCTCTATATAGTGAAGACGGGGCCTACGGCGCTGATGAATTATATACAGCTATGGCGGCAAGAACGCCACTTGCAGTGAAATTCAGCACTGAGGTATCAGGTGATCATTTTTGGTCAGCTTCTTCTTATTTAACGAGCCTAGAGGTATCAGCATCAACTGAGGATAACGTGACTTTTTCGGCCACATTTGAGCTCACTGGTGCGATTACTTACGCAGCCGTTTCCTAATAACTAACTACTCACACACAATACCTATTTATGACTAAGCAAGTAACAATTAACGGAGCGTACTACCCTGTCAAATTTGGCTTTTCAGCATTGATAAGCTTTACAGATGCGGCAGGATTAGCCCTGGAAGATCTAGAAAATTTAGGGGACGGAATGACCCTAGGCACTGCACTTACCTTGGTATGGGCAGGACTGAAAGACGGCGCAAGAAAAGAGAAGCAGCCCTTCGACTTAACTGTTGAGGATGTCGCTGACCTTATTGACGACGATCAGGAAGCCATCAACAATGTTCTAGAGTTATTCGCGAAATCATTTACAGGAACGCAGGGAAAGTAGAAGAAGGAGGCACTGCCAGCAGCGGTGCCTCCTTTACTATTGACTACTGCGAAAAGTTAGCCCTAGGGTACTTGGGTTACAATTATGAGGAGTTTTTAGATCTAACCGCTCGAAGCTTAAGCAACGGGATGGATGGATACAATGAAAAACAAGAAGCGCAGCAGCGCGATTCTTGGGAAGTAATGAGAACGCAAACCACTACCCTGGTCAACTTACAAGTAGATAAGGGGAAAAGGTTAAAACCGAAGGATCTATTTCAATTCCCTTGGGACCATAAAGAACAAGTACACAAACTCAACAAAGAAGAAGCTAAAGCAATCCTCAACAAATGGCAAGAACATTAGGGAGTACTAACTTAAGAGTAGGCGCGAATATCGGGCCTTTAAAGGCTGCTCTAAAAACTGCAAGCGCAAAGCTTAAGCGGTTTGGAAGTACAGCTAAGAAAGTTGGTGGCACCCTATCTCGGGGCCTCTCTGCTCCCATTGCTATTATTGGCGCGACGAGTGTAAAAGTGTTCGCGGATTTTGAATCTGAGATGAGCAAGGTAAAAGCTGTATCCGGTGCGACCGCCGACCAGTTAAAAATGCTCACAGAGAATGCTAAGAACTTAGGATCTACGACGGTCTTCACCGCTCGAGATGTTGCCTCCTTACAGGTCGAATTTGCAAAGCTTGGATTTACCGCCTCAGAGATTGATAAGGTCACAGAGAGCACTCTATTTTTAGCCCAGGCGAGTGGATCAGATCTCGCTAGAGCTGCCGAGGTTGCCGGTGCTACGTTGAGAGGTTTCGGTTTAGAAGCCGAAGAGACGGGCCGCGTCACTGATGTGATGGCTTTAAGTTTTGCGTCTTCTGCGTTAGATATGGAGGCCTTCGCTGAATCTATGAAGTATGTCGCCCCTATCGCTAATGCCGCAGGTATTGGAATAGAAGAGACTACGGCGATGCTTGAGCTACTAGCTAACGCAGGGATCAAAGGCAGTATAGCGGGGACGGCAATGAAGAAGATCATTGGCGAGCTAGGATCTACTAGCGACGGCGTGGCGGGAGCTATTAAGAAACTAGCGAAGGAAGGTATTCAGCTTGCTGATGCTAAGGACGAAGTAGGCGAACGTGCTCAGGCCGCTCTTTTAGTTTTAGCCAATGGGATAGATACCGTCGACGGTCTTACTGACAGCCTTTTGAATAGTCAAGGCGCAGCGAAGGCAATGGGTGAGGAAATGACCGACAACACCGCCGGAGCATTTAAGATTTTAAAGAGTGCACTAGAAGGCGCACAGATTGAGCTTGGCGAAAATATCGCCAATAATAAAATATTCAAAGGAATCCTAGAGAGCCTTACCAAAACTGTAGGAAAAATCACCAAACATATTGAAGGGATGACCGATGCGGAGCAGTTTAATGCTGTCGCATTGGCTGGA